CACAAGGATCAGCCATGATGCATGGGTCAACGGAATTTCTAGAAAAAAAGAGAGCACAGCATATCGTTGCTGTGACTGATGGCGCCAAGGCACCTCTGGCAAGATGTCTCGAATATGGATCCCGAGGGCATCACAGACCATCACTGCATCACCCAGGCCAAGGAAGTCTTGCCGGTTCACGTTCAACCAATGGGAAATGGTGCTGGCAGGGATCCCTGTGATCGAGGCGAGCTTTGCATGGGTCATGTCCTGCTCTTTTAAGATCAGCTTTAGTCGATGCTTGGCAGCCAACACGTAGTCACGGGCGGCAGGTGTCAGATAGGCTTTTTTACGAGTCGACATTTGTTGATCTCCGTCACAAATGCCCGTGCTTCTGCCTGTAATTTATTACAGGTTCTATCGTTTACTGAATTTTATAGCTGATGCCCCATATTTTTGCACGACAACTCCCCTTAACATCTGGCCCGACCATAATAAAGAACGGGATAATTAAGGGCTTATGAAAAACAAAAACAAATCCATTGGTATGCTGTCTGTGCTCGAAAACGCACTGAATCCAGGCTTGGTTCTCGACGACAAAATGGTTGATGGCATGCTGGCCATATTGAAACATGTGAAAGCCGCGCTTGAGGAGGTGTCACAACCGGAAAAATAAACTATAGTTTACAATCAATTATACTATAGTTTATATTCATGGTGTCTAACCAACCAGGAGACACCATGATGAATCAACAACCACCCCATTCGCGCATATCCCTCTTTGACCCCACACAGCCAGCCTACATGGCAGGGGTGTCCCATGAATGAAGACGTCCGGCGGCGCTATGACTTCAACCACGACCGGGTCCACGACACTGGGCTTGCCGGTACCGGCGACTACACCAAAAAACTGATGGCCAGCATGGAGCAGACCAAGCGCCTGCGGATGAAGACCCGTGATGGAGGGAAAAAATGATCGCCCAAACCAACAAGCTCAAGGTCGGCAGCTTGGGCATAGCCAAGGCGTGGCTGAAAGAGCAAGGGTACGTGCAAGTGAAAGGCATTTGGCTGAAGGGGCAGCGCCATGCGGCCAGCATTGAACAACTGGTGACCGGTCGGGTCGCCATCATCGAAGGGGTGACAGCATGACCGCTGAACGCAAATACGGCATCGGCACCGCGCTGGTGTTGCTCATCATCTACATCTCAGCCATCGCTGTTTAACAACGACCAGGAGTAAACATGCGAGAGCGAGAAATCATCATCGACAACTTCGCTGGAGGGGGCGGGGCCTCAACCGGCATCGAGCTGGCAACTGGCCGAGGGCCAGACATCGCCATCAACCACGACCCGCAGGCAGTGGCCATGCACGAAGCCAACCACCCTTTCTGCCGCCACTACTGCGAAAACATCTGGGACATCGAGCCAAGGGACATCGCTCAGGGGCGCCCTGTATCGCTGGTATGGCTCTCCCCGGACTGCCGGCACTTCAGCAAGGCAAAGGGCGGGGCGCCGGTCAGCAAGCGGGTACGCGGGCTGGCATGGATAGCCCTGCGCTATGCCCTGCAGGTGAAGCCTCGTTACTTCATGCTCGAGAACGTTGAAGAGTTCCAGACGTGGGGGCCGCTGGCGGAGGATGGCCTGCCCTGCAAGAGCAGAAGGGGCGACACCTTCAAAGCATTCGTGCAGATGCTCGGCAAGGGCATCCCCCCTGCAGAACGCCACGGCCACCCTACCGTATCAGAAGTGAGGTCAGTGCTCGGCCTGGACAAGGTGGAGCTGGCCAGGCTGGTCAGGGGGATGGGCTATCGTGTCGAGTGGCGGGAGCTGACAGCCTGTCACTACGGCGCACCAACTAGCCGTAAGCGGTTATTCCTTATCGCCAGTCGTGACGATGGCCCCGTAACATGGCCGGTGGCCACCCATGGCGAGCCGGGCAGCGATGCAGTGCGCAAGGGGTTTCTCAAGCCTTGGCCCGTCTTCGCCGACTGTATTGACTGGTCCATCCCCTGCCCCAGCATCTTCTGGACTAAGGAGGAGGCAAAGGCCAATGGGTTCCCCAGGATCAAGCGGCCGCTGGCCGAAAAAACACTCGAGCGCATTGCCAAAGGGTTGAAGAAGTTTGTCATCGACAACCCGAACCCCTTCATTGCGCCGAGTTGTGTAGCGCCCTTTGTCACCGAGATGGCCAACGGTTCCAGCCAGCGCAACATGGCCGCCGACGAACCGATGAGAACGCATTGCGCTCAGGTCAAGGGTGGGCACTTTGCCATGGTGGCCCCGGTGCTGGTGCGCCACTTTGGCAAATCAACCGCCGCAGATATAGACGCGCCTGCGCCGACCGTGATGGGTGGGGCAGAAAAAAACGTACTGGTTGCAGCCTCCCTCATCAAGTATTACGGCGGGGTCGTCGGTGTGAGCGCGAACCAGCCCGCGCCAACTATCACCACGGTAGACCATAACGCCTTGGTCACCTCATACCTGGTGAAGATGCGCGGGCAGTGCCACAGCCAAGACTTGAGAGAGCCGATGCCTGTGGTGACAGCCGGTGGCAAACACCTTGCTGAGGTACGGGCATTCCTGATCAAGTATTACGGTACCGCCGTTGGCGCCCCCCTCGATGAGCCAATGCATACCTGCACCACCAATGACCGGTTCGGGCTGGTAACCATTCATGGCAACCAGTACCAGATCGTCGACATCGGTCTGCGTATGTTCAAGAGCCATGAGTTGTTCGCCGCCAGCGGCTTCCCGTCCGATTACATCATCGACCACGACGTACACGGCAACCCCATCACCGAGCAGAGCGCAATCGCCAGATGTGGCAACGCGGTCCCCCCTCAATTTGCAGAAGCGCTGGTCAGGGCCAACCTGCCGGAACTCTGCACCGACAAGATCGAAAAAGCCGCATAACCAACCAGTGGGGCCACTGGCCCCACTGACAAAGGAGCTTATATGAACAACACAACCGAAATAGCCAAGGCCATTGCCGGGCAACTGGAGACGCGTGGCCTGCTGGCAGGCTGGTTACAGTTCGGGCCAGATGGCGAACGCATGGACATGGTGTTTATGATGAACCAAGCCCATCCAGAGCCTGAATGCCAGCGTCTCTTTGCCATCTGCGTGTTTGACGGGGCAAAACTCACCGACGGGGCGCCGAAATGGCTGAATATCAGCGGGCAGGATGAACCGGAGTTGTCATGGTGCCGGTATGCCGACTTTGATGGGGCTCAATACGACTCGTTTGAAGAGCTGCTCGACAACGAAGATATCCGCGAAGGCGACGTGGTCTATTTCGGTGAGAAGCAGCCATATGACGGGATGAAGACTATCGATGCCGACTTCGTGGCTGAGCAGATTCAGGAGCGGGCTTCTGATGACATAGGTGAGTATGCCGAGTCATGGGAGTATACCGAAGAGGCACTCAATGAGCTGGATGCATTCCTGACCGCGTGGATGAAAAAGCACAACCCAACCGGGTTCTATCTCATATCAGAGGACAAGGAATACACCGTCACTGCGGAGGATCTGGCATGACCCAAGACAACAAGGTGGAATTCTCCCCCATCGTTATCGTGATCGACACCGAGACCCTTGGCCGAGGAGAGCGGGCGGTGATCGGCACCATCGGAGCTGTTGCACGCAACGTGATGAGCAAGAAAGACATCGGCCAGTTCTACACCCGCATCAACCTTGAACTCGAACAGCCTGGCCGCGAGATCCACGAAGATGTGACAGAGTGGTGGGATGGCATGGCCAGCAGCAACCCTGCAGCATGGCGTGAAATGTTCGACCCTGACCTGCCGCGCGGTGACCTGCCAACCGCACTGGCCAGCCTGGCCGAGTTCATCGCCATGGTCAAAGCGCACTGCAAGCCAGGCAGCTATGTGCAGGTGATGGGGAACGGGTCGGAGTTCGACAACGCCATCATGGCCCATGCCTACGAGTCACACGGCATGCCGCTGCCGTGGAAGTTCCGCGCCAATCAGAGCCTGCGCACTATGGTCTGGATGGGCCGCCTGCTGCTCGGCATTGACCCCAAGTATGACGGGGAATTTGCCGGCACCCAGCATCACGCTCTCCACGATGCCCAGCATGAAGCAGAAACCCTGCAGGTCATCATCGACAACTTCAGAAACTTTACGCCGTAACCGACATGCGAAACGATGGGGCCACTGGCCCCATCGTTTTTGCATCAAAAAAAAACCTTGCAATATCGCGCGCGCGATACTATATTTAATCCATCGAGACGGGGATTGGCCCCAACAAGGAGAAAGAAGATGGCTAACTTGGAACAAAAAGCAACTGAACTGATGCAGAAAGCCAAAAATGGAGAGTCACCCGAAGTAAGTAACGGGTGCTGGCTGGCAATGGGCTCAGAACTCATCGCAATGCAGGAGGAGCACAACCGCAACGTCGATGAGCCAGAGCAGATGCAGAATGATGAATTCGACCCAGAAGGTTTTTACGTTCACACCAACGACGGGGTTGTTGAGTGTGTAGATAAAGACGACATAGTTGAGATGCTTAGTCGATAAGTCATGGACGGGGCCAGTGATGGCCCCTCTTGCTGGGAGTTGTTATGTCATCAAGAACAGACGCGCACCGCGCAGCAGATCGGCGCTATAAGGAGAAGAAGGCGGGCGCTGGCCGGTTCCCCGGCGTTCTGCTGGATCAGGAGGTGACTGATCTGCTCAATGAAATGGGGGCGCTCCACGGCGGGAAAACGGAGGCCATTATCAAGGGGCTGCGCCTTTTGAAAGAATCTGGCGGCGCAGGTGAAAAAGGGGCTTGATATATCGCGCGCGCGATAGTATCTTGAACTCATCGGCAGGCAAGACCGCCCGCCACTACCTGACCAGGAGTAGACGATGAGAACCGAATTAGCCCAGAAGTTTCAGCAGATCGAAGCCGTAGCCCAGCAGCTGGTTAAGATGATGAACGACCTCGCCATGACCAGCCTGACACTGGAAGGCGCAACCGCTGAGGAGAAGCTGGCCCTGCTGTTGATAAGCCAGCAACGAGCGCCAGCCATGAGCCTCTTCAGCGACCTTGGCGCCATCAACGACGCCGCCAACAACCTGCGGCAGGAATAAAAAAAGCCCCGGCCAATTGGCCGGGGCTTTGCTTTACTGCTTCTTTTCATCCTTGATCGGGGTGGTCGCCTCGATGGTCATCCGATACCCGCCAGAGCGGCTTCCGCGAGCCACTACGCGATCGATAGACATCTCCCCAGCCATGCCATTGGGGAACGACTCGTCGAGCGTGATGGGCGTCTCAGCGGCAAGATACGGGTCACCCGGAACGTCCAGTGTGATCCTGCGCTTCTCCCGCTTGGTTTTTCTACTCTGCCCCTTCAGCGCCTGCTTGGCATGCTCGGCGTTGACGTACATATGGGGCAGCTTGCGATAGGGGGGCTCACCAGATGGAATTTCATGCACCTTGCCGGTGGCATCATCCTGCCACTGGGCGATCACCCCGCCGCTGTTCTTGCGTTGTGGCATGTCCAGTTCGCAGTTCACAAAGCGCTGGTTCCCGGGTCGGTTATCTGGCGGCACCCGCAAGACAACCGGATCCATCACCTTGCCGCTGATCGTGGTGGTACGCCCGCGCAGGGCAAGCACATACATGCCATCCATCGGCTTGGCCACGGCGTCATGCTCCTTGGCCAGCCGAGTCAAAAAGGCCGCGTCCGTTTCCTCGGTCTGGTCGATATGGCCGAGCGGGATCTTGTCCAACTCAGGGTCTACTCGGGGCGTCATGTCATGAGCCTGTACCACCTCCCGGAACAGTTCGCCGAGGGTGGGGGCATCCCAGCTGCGGGTGCGGCGCTCCTTGAACCCGGTTTCGTCCTTGCCGGTGAAGGGGGCAGATGTAGCCACTATGGTGATCCGGCGAGGGAGCAAGCGCGGGGTAATGCGGGTGATCTTGAAATCACCTATCCGCACCGGCCCCAGCTCCTTGTACCCTTCAAACCATGTCAGCACCTGGTCAGTCTGCGGGATGTCATCTACCCCCTCAACGTTCACCACCAGGGTGAGCTGGTCGCTCTGGTGGCCAGCGGCATCAACCCGGTCGAACGACTCGAGTCTGGCGTTGATTTTCTCACTCCCCGGCCCTTCGCAGTAATGAACCGGGGTGGTACCCAGTCTCAGCTCCATACCCCCTCCCTCTGTTTCGGCGCACTGGGCGGTAGCTCTGGCATGGTGATCATGACGCCAGCAGGCAGCACCAGGCCATAGTTGTGCAGGTGCGGGTTAAGCTGATAAACCGTCTCCTCGATGGCATCATCATCCCGCCCCAGAAGACGCCATGTCAGCAGGCCGACGGTATCGCCGTCGGTGGTTCTTGCTCTCATCGGCGTTGACTCCCAAGGGCGGGGTTGGCGAACTCTACCAAGTTGATCGATATGTCCTGCACGACACAGGTGCCATTGTGGATCATCTGCTCCCCCTTCACTTCAAACGACTTGAGCGCATATTGCCCATAACTTGTGCCATCACCGCGCACCAGGGTCCGGGGCTTGAACTCGTCGCGGGCCTGCTTCAACTTCTCGATCTGCTCTTCACCGTCACTGGAGTACCACCGGCCGGTAAAACTGATCGTGTCCAGCTTGCGGCCAGTCTGCTGGAGCAGTGGCAGCTCGTTGAGCAGTTCTATCTCTACCCAGCCGCCGTCAAAACTGCGGGTCATGCCGCTCAGTGGGTTGCCGCCAGACATCGAGAAGGTGTAGCCGCCCCAGCTGAACTGCTTGTCCGGTTTGGCTTGCGCCTGATTCAAAAGAAAGCCAGCCCCGAGGCTGGCCAATAGTTGCGTAGGAAACGCCATCAATCACTCCCCAAGCCAGCAAGGCTGGCATCTGTTCGCATATCCAGCGAGAGGCTGCTGGTCAGCAGTGATGGCAAGACGCTCGACAGCTGCGCCTTGATCTTCTCCACCAGGGCGTTGTCCTGCTCAGGGTCGCCACTGGCCCGGACATCAAAACGCAGGTCAAACTTGTTGGAGATCTCGGTCTTCTTGGTCTCCTGCTTGATCACCTCCTTGACCGGGTCGGCCCCGTTGGCCAGCGCCGTTTTATCGGTGGCAAACCACTTGCCGATCTGCTCACCGATGACGTTGCCAAGCTCACCGCCACCCCATGCCCCCAGTGCGCCACCAACGGCAGCGCCGATAGCTGTGCCAATTACTGGCACCACAGAGCCGATTGCAGCACCAGCTGCTGCGCCAGCCCAGCCACCGGCTGCACCACCCACGATGTCACCGGTTGCGCCGCCCATGACCGCCGTGTTGCCAGTCATGGCAGCACCATACAGCTCGCTGCCCGCTGATATCATGCCGAGAGGACGAATTACCTTGCCCGCCACATGGCCAACCGTCTTGCCAGCCCCGGCCAATATCTCTGCCGTGCCGCCACCGACGTTGGCCACCTCTTTGACCATCTCAGAGGCTTCAGCCCCCTTTGGCAGCATCATCAAGCCAGCACCAAGGCCAAATAGCCCAGCACCTTTACCAAAGCGGCCGAACCTGCCTCGACCTCTGCTTCTGCCCGCTCCAGCAATCCGCTCCTCAGCTTCTCTCAACTTGCCAAGGCGGGAGCGAGCCTTGCCGCCTCTTCCTGCACGGCCACGCGACACACCGGCCCCGCCCATCATGTCCAGCTGGCGGTTTACCCGAGCCAGCCCTGCAGCGGCACGATTGGCCGAGGAAGCGGTCTTGTCGGTCGCCCCACCAAGCTTGGCCTTCATGATCCGGCCTGCCTGGAACATGTCACTGAAGATGGACTTCACGCCCTTGAAGACGATCAGGCCCGCTTTCAAACCGACCAAGCCAGCACCAGCCTTTACCAGCCAGCCAGCAGTCTCCCTGGCCGCTTCGGATGTCTCCATCAGCTTCGCACCGGACGCGGCCAGATCAGACA